GTTAGGTGATGGTGTATTTGAGGTATTATCTACTGATGGTGATACACATCTTGGTGGTGATGACTTTGACCAAGCAATCATTGATTGGTTAGTAACCGAATTCAAAGACGAAAACGGAATTGACTTGACAAAAGATGCGATGGCTCTTCAACGTCTTCGTGAAGGAGCTGAGAAGGCGAAGATTGAATTATCTTCTTCACCATCTACGGAGATTAACTTACCATATATTATGCCTGTTGACGGTATACCTAAACACTTGGTAAGAACATTGTCTAAAGCTAAATTTGAACAACTTGTTGATAGTTTGGTTGAAAGAACAATTGCTCCTTGTAAGTCGGCATTAAAGAACGCAGGTCTTAAGACAACTGATATTGATGAAATTATTTTGGTTGGTGGAACAACACGTATTCCGGCAATCCAAGAAGCGGTTAAGAAGTTTTTTGGTAAAGAACCGTCAAAAGGTGTTAATCCTGATGAAGTTGTTGCTCTTGGAGCGGCTATCCAAGCGGGAGTATTAGCAGGTGATGTTAAAGATGTGTTATTGTTAGACGTAACCCCACTTTCATTAGGTATTGAAACTATGGGTGGAGTATTCACAAAATTAATTGAGTCAAACACCACAATCCCAACCAAGAAATCACAAGTATTCTCAACCGCAGTTGATAACCAACCAACAGTTGAAATCCACGTATTACAAGGTGAGAGAGCAATGGCTAAAGATAACCGAACCATTGGACGATTCCACTTGGACGGTATTCCACCATCAATGAGAGGGGTTCCACAAGTTGAGGTAACTTTTGATATTGATGCGAATGGTATCATTAATGTATCAGCAGTTGATAAAGGAACGGATAAGAAACAAACCATTAGAATTGAGGCTTCTTCAGGACTTTCAAAAGAAGAAATTGAAAACATGAGAAAAGAAGCTGAGATGAATGCAGAATCTGATAAAAAAGCGAAAGAAGATGCTGAAACAATAAATCAGGCAGATTCACTAATCTTTTCAATTGAAAAAACATTAAAAGATTTGGATGATAAACTAACTGAAACTCAAAAATCAGATATCAATACCGCACTTGATGAATTGAAAAAGTCACATTCAGAAAGAAATGTTGAAGATATTAAGGTTAACATGGATAAATTGAATTCAACATTCCAAGAGATAAGTTCAACACTTTATGGTCAAGGTGATGAAAATATGACCGAACAAGATTCTGAAGTATCTGATGTTGATTTTGAAGAAGTTAAGAAATAACTTAAAATTTTATAAAATAAGACCCTCAAAATTTTGGGGGTTTTATTTTTTTTAGTATATTTGTATATGATTGGATTTTTTATCAACTGTTTAATATTCACGTCTTTTAGCCGATTTATGGATTACTATAAAAGAGGTGCTAAATTTGAGGGAATACAACAAGAAATTGCAAACCTAATAGGTACGTTTTTAGTTGGATTAGTAGTAATTGGTATTTTTTATTTAATTTTATTTTTAATACTTTAATATGAAAATAGTTACAAGAGTTTACGAAGATGAAGAAACAATATCAACATGGACTTATGATTTAGATAAGTTCAAGAACGGACCAATTTCTGTTGATATCAAATACAAAAACGAACCTGTAAAAAAACGTTCAGGTAGAGAAAAAAACCCAAATAAAAAATGAAGATTATAATGTTAGACCACGATGGAGTTATCTGTTTATCAGGTAATTGGGGGTCACGATTTAAAAAACAAACAAAGGCTAAAAGAAAATTAAGTCAAGATGTGATGACATTACCTGTTGATGCTCGCTTTGATAACTTTGATAAGAAGGCAATCAAGGTATTAAATGAAATCTTGGAAAAGACAGGTGCTGAAATCGTTGTATCTTCTGACTGGAAACGTTGGGCTAATGTTGAAGAAATGGGTGACTACTACGAAAGACAGGGTATCATCAAACGACCAATTGATTTTACAGATACTTTACTTGATGGGTCAAGAGTTACATGGCATCGTAATTGGGATTTGGAAGGTACAAGAAGTATAGAAATCCAAGATTGGTTATCCAAACATCCTGAGGTAACACATTGGGTAGCGATTGATGATTTGGAGATGGGAAAGACTGGACTACGTTACTCAATGGAATATGAACACGAGTGGGGATTGGATAACTTTGTCTTAACACCTTTGAACAATGAGGGAATCAAACAACTTGGAGTCAAAGACAAAGTGTTATCTTTCCTGGAAGGGTAATATTTATTCTATATGAAGTATATTATTACAGAGTCACAAGTTAAATCACTCCAACCAAGGATTCAAAAACTAATTGATTCTGAACTTGATTCATTACGTACAGAATCTGAATACTGGGGAATGGGTGAGATGGATGAACTTGCTGAAGTACAATCTGTAGATAAGATAGTTGTAGATAGAGTTGTAACAATATCTAAAATAAAGGTTTATGTTAATATACATAAAAATTCAAATAGACCCGATTTTGATAATCTAATAGCTGAGATTCAGTATAGATTAGAAGATTGGATTCCAAGTATAGAATTGTACATTGAAGACATAGTAGACGACAGGAAATTTGGACCTGGTATTGATTGGTAATTAAATTAAATTATATATGAAAAATATTAATGTGTTGTTTTTTATCTTACTATTCACATCTTGTGCTAGTTTTGAAAATCTAACTGACGACAGAACAAGACCTGAAGATGATGAGATGTATTGGAACAGGACTGAAGAGTTTTGGGTGACACATCACGAACCAAAGGAAAGACCAGTATCAAGTGAGGATTACTACGGTAATAGAATTGTATTACCTCCAACTTATTACAACAACTATTCTGATTATAACTACTATAATAGAAACAATAATTATTATCCAAACTATAACTACCAACAGACGACACTACCGTTACCACAACACAACAACCCTTCACCAACTATTAACACACCTAAACCAAACGTAACACATTATCATAGAGGTAATGAACCACAGAGAGGTAATGCTAAACCAGGTGTTAGAAGATAAAAAAAACCCCAAATGGGGTTTTTTAATTTATTTCAGGTTGGTCTTCATCAGTTGTTGGTAAATTCTCTTCTTTCTTTTCTTTTTGAATTTGATTAATTATATATCCTGATACTGCAAATTCAACACCAGTCCACATTATTAAGTCAGTTATTGACATAGTTGAATGTTTTTCCAATAGGAAAAAAATCATACCCCATTGGGCGATAACAAAGGCAACGCCTGATTCAATTCTTTTTTTTGAAAAAAATGAAGGTTTACTTGAATACATTTTACCTAATTCAGAAATAACCCATTTAATATTTTCCCATCCAAAGAAAAATTTCTTGTTTTCCATAATTTTAATTTTTTTTGGTTTATCTACCTTGTCCTTTGTAGTTTTTTGGTTTTTGTTCTTTTGGTCCGTATTTTTTCTTTGATACACCTTCTCGTCTTTTTCCGAAAGTTTCTTTTGACCCATCAGTTGAAAGTTTTCCTTTTGCCATTTTAACTATTTACTTTTTAATTTGGTTTATTATAATAAATAGTTTTTAAAATAAAAAAAGGGACACATGTCCCTTCTTCATTTATCGTTAAATTGATTATTTTCCTTTAACTAATTCCATACATCTTTTTAGATATTCTTTAGCTCTTGGTGATGGAGTTAATTCATCATCTTTGGTCTGTAATGATAATACTTTTTCAATGTCTTTAACTAACTCAGTACCATGTTCATTTTCTTTGTAAAGTTCAATTACTTTGTCCATCGCTTTGTTACATTGACCTGAAGTTTCATCAAAATAATTTCTATTTCTATAATTGTTTAAATTTTGTAGCATTTCGTAAGATAGATGTTCACCACCATCATTAACGTCTTTAAATAATCTTAAGTTATTTAAAATACCTAATGTATCTACTAAAGAGTTAACACCATTTTTTCTTTTTGTGATACTTGGAGTGTATTCCGTAAAATTTTCAGCTTCTCCAGTGAGTTCCGTTAATGGTAAAGAATTAGTTGTTAAACATCTTGGTTTCTTTTCAACCATTTCGTCTTTAACAGGCATATCTTGTTCTGAGATATATTGTCTAAGTGTGTTGCGAATTAAATTAGAGTTAATACTTCTTTTTTTCATAAATTGACTATTTTTCTTATATAAATACTTATAGATGTTAAATTATTCAGTATTTCAAATATTTATCAAATGATAATTCCATTTGAATAAATCATAAATAGTAAATCCGTTAGTATGAAAGATGGAGATAGTATACAGAACTTGGAAAAAAATATTTTTAGAAAATATTTCCGTAAAGCTTTTAATGTTAGGTATGTTCTTCAATCCACTTGGATTCGATGCAGTTCAATATTGGCTTATTTCACTAACAGGGAGTTTGTGGTATGCAAATCTAACTTTGTATTTTATTTCGGGGGTTTTCTTTGGTTTGTCTTTATTGTTCAAAAAATATTCTAAATGAGAAATTTAAATAAACATTTAATAAATGAGGAAAAATCAGAATCTAAAATTAAAAAGATTATTGATATTTTAAAATATAGTGATGTATACAGTGCTCAATTACAGAAAGATTTAAATCAAGTTGTTGATTATTCAAAAAATCAAATTGTTGATTTTAATTTATTAGAAAGAGGTGTTTTGAAAGTCCTTAAAATGAAAGGTGATAAAAATAGAAACATTTTGGATTTTTTCAAAAAGTTACTTAAATCACTTAAAAAACGAGAGAATAATATTATTTTACAAGAACCTGAAAAAGACGATTTACCACAATTAGAACCACAAGAACCTTCTGTAATACCAAAAAAAGTTTATAAAGAAGAACTTTATTATTTACAAGTAGAGTTATTAAAGTTACAAGAGTGGTTACACAATACAGGTAAAACCGTAATTATTGTTTTTGAAGGTAGGGATTCTGCGGGTAAAGGTTCAACGATTAAAAAGTTTGTTGAGTACATGAATCCAAGATATTATAACATTATTGCTCTTGGTATACCAACACCTGAAGAAAGAAAAAATTGGTGGGATAGATATAGAGGGCAAATTCAATCAGGTAAAGTTAATTTATTTGATAGAAGTTGGTATAATAGAGGTCTTATTGAACCTGTTATGGGTTATGGTTCTACTGAAGAATATGAAGATTTTATGGATAACGTTGAAGGGTTTGAACAGGGGTTAGTAAAAGACGGAGATTACTTATTCAAGTTATGGTTCTCAATTGATAAAGTAACTCAAGCAAACCGATTTGAAATGAGACAACAATCTCCTTTGAAATATTGGAAATATTCACCTAACGATGAGAAAATGCAGGATTTGTGGGAAAGATTTACAGAATTTAAAGAAAAATTATTTGATAAAACATCAACAGTTAACCATCCTTGGGTGATTATAGATTCAAACGATAAAAGAATTTCAGGTTTAAATGCGATTAGATATGTTTTACAAAATATACCATATAACGATAAAAATGAGGAAGTTTTAGATAAAAGTTTCCCTGAAGCATTAACTGTATTAAAACCAACAACAAATGAAAAATAATAAAATTATTTCAGAAGGATTACAATATCACTTGGATTATGAGATTCCATTAACTGAAAATGTTTACAGACCATTATCACAAAACTTCTTTAAATTAATTAATGAGGTTAGAGATTTATATAATCAAGGGATGATTGATTTAAATGAGGATGATGTTGAAATTGTTAAATCAGACATTGGAAAAACCGCAACCTTATCTAATGGGAAAGTTGTTCATCTTGATGTCCCATTTATTGAGGAAGATTTGAATGAGGCAGAATACAAGGGTAAGAAAGTACAGTTGGGTAGACCAATGAGAAACTCTGGTGGGGGTAAGAAATATGTTGTTTATGTTAAAAACCCTTCTTCAGGTAATGTTAAAAAGATTTCATTTGGTGATGTCCATGGTGGATTAACTGCTAAGGTATCTAACCCTAAAGCACGTAAATCATTTGCCGCAAGACACCAATGTGATAAGAAAAAAGATAGAACAAAGGCTGGTTATTGGGCTTGTAGAATTAATAGATTCGGTCATCTTTGGGGTGGTAAGACATATCCTGGATATTGGTAATAAAATGAGTGACGATATTAAACCATACGAAGACGTTATATTAAGTTCAAATGTTAAAGAAAGGACATTTGAAGAGAATGTTACTGACGTTGAATTATTATGGCATCGTGACAGAGAAGACAGAACTATTGAAGTCATTGAAGGTAATAATTGGAAACTTCAATTAGACGACGAATTACCTGTTATATTAGAAAAAAATCAAAAATACTTTATCCCGAAAGGAGTTTACCACAGAGCAATTAAAGGTGATGGTAAATTAAGAATTAAGATTCAGGTTTAGAACTTTTGTCAAGTAAATTTGTAATCCTTCTTCTTGCCTTTTCACCTAAAGGAATTGGATTACCGTCTTCATCAATACTTACAAATTTAATATTTGTTCTTAAAACTATGACTTGATTACCTGTGTAAACATTATGAGCTCTTGCTTCCATATATAATGTAACAGATGTTATTCCTAATTTTGATGGGTACCCGTAAATCTTTAAAAGTTGACCTTCCTTTGCAGGTTTTTCAAAGTAACATTTATCAATAGATACTGTCACCATTCTTGGGGTATCACAAATTTGCATTGAGTATCCTGCAGCTGCGGCATCTGCCCAAGCTAATAATTTCCCCCCAAATAAGTTTCCGTGAAATCCTAAATCAGATTTTTTAACGGGATGTGTGTTTAATAGTTCCATAAATGGAATTATAATTAAAAATAAAGTAATTTGAAATAGTATTTATTAATATGAATTATGAAAAATTAAATCATGTCTTCAACGAACAAGTTTTTGAATACAATGGTCCTGTTTTTACAATAGAAGATAAAAATAAGATTAGTTTTAAAATTAATATTGTTGGAACTAAAGATTTGATAAATATTGGTGATTGGGTTAAGTTTTATTTAGTTGATGTTGAAATTGTTAAAATAAATAAACCTTTGTTAACTTATCTATATCTTACCGGTCCATCCTCTATTAAAGATTTAGATATGTCAAAAATTAAAAGTGGTGATATAAAACCTGATGATTTAAATTTTGATAAAATTTCGGAAAAATTAACAAAAACCAATCTTATTACATGGGGGTTAGAACATGAAATTGAATCTTTATTAAGATTTGCTAATATTGAACATGTTAAAATAAATAAAATAAATTTTAATTTACCTAATAAAAATTTTTTAACAGAACAAAGAATGAGTCGTAAAGCAACTAGAGATGTTGTTAGAGATATTGTTAATATTTTGAAAACTAACAAAAAGGGAGATTTTCTTTTACCTGGAGATGAAGATTTTTATACTTTCAAAAATTATCCTTTAGAATTTATAGTTGAGTTAGATATACGTCACGATAAAAAAATGGAAGGGTTTAAGATTAACGGTAGTTATGTTCCTGAAGAAGAGATTATTGAATTATTAATAATATGTAATCCTAAAACATTAAGACGTGATTTTTATAATATAATTGGTGAACTGAATGAAATAATTACTCATGAATTAGAACATGGTAGGCAGGAGTATAGGGGGGATTTAGATGACGTTAGTTTAGATACCGAAAATAATTTAGAATATTACTTACAACCTCACGAAATACAAGCCCAAGTAAAAGGTTTTAAAAGATTGTCAAAATTAAAGAAAGTACCATTTGTAGATGTTGTTAGACATTGGTTTAACATACATAAAGATATTCACGGTTTAACAAACGACGAAGAAAATATAGTAATAGATACTTTGATTGATTACAACTCAAAAAATTAATTTTTGAATCTTTGTAACATTTTATTAACTAACTCTCTAATAATCAAACTAGAAACTGTTAAAACTCCAAAAGAAGCTAATCTAACAGATATTTGTGATATATCAGAGTCGGTGAATGTTCCGTTATGTCCCAATTCAAATAATTGAGGTATTAAAGGAACAATAAAAGTATAACTCATTATGTTGATTATTTTATGAGTTGTTAAATTTAAAGATTCAATAAATGTTAAAAATACATTTTTAAGTTCTTCACCTTTTTTTAACGTGGTTTTAAAAATGTCCTCTAAACCGTTTTCTTTTATTTTCTCTAATATAGTTGTTATCAATTTTTTATTATCAAAATAAATAACGGCAATGACTCCGGTTAATAATAAAGATAATTCAACATCATTAATTTCAGGAGAAACTCCCATAACA